GCTTATACCTGCAGAAACAATGTCGTATGCAGAAGCACCGAGTTCATCAGCTGATTTCGGTATAACTTTAACCATGTTTAGAATTCCAGTTTCTAAACCTTTGATAGCTTGAGTGCTATCACCCGATATCAATGTAGAGATATTCGCTAGACGTGTTTCGAAGTCTGAGAATGATTTAACGGCCGCAATTCCAACACCAACAATCGGCAAAGTCAGGTTTCTAGTCATAGACTCACCGACAGTTTGCATTTTCTTACCGACTTTTTCGAAGTCTGCACCTGCAGATTTGATCTGTTTTTGAACAGCTTTTATCTTAGCTGAAGCTTCGTCTTTAGCCTGTACGACTACTGTTAGTTCTTCTTGTGCTGGACCCACTGGTTGCGTTTCTCCTGTTAGATATATCTGTACTAATCATAACAAACAACAGAGATTTTAACCATTCAGGTTGTAGATCGAACTCTTGATAAGTCCAACCTGTACGTTCGATTATTAACGTGACGAAAAGTTCATTCGGGATCGTATGCAGTTGACCCTTTAGGAGTCTATGATATTTCTCCCTTAGTCTTTTTTTTCTGCTTCGTCCGAGTCTGAGTCAGCTGTTGCTTCGTTGATCATATTCTTAATGAAATTGAAGTCTTTTTTTGGTAGATCTAGTACACGATCAAGTATCTTTTTATCATCATCAGCTAGTTTCACAACCATTATTTCAATAGTTTTGTCCTGTTGTGCGTCTGCTTTTGAATATGGAACAGAGTCAGATTTAACTTTTGTTCCTTCATAGTGATAGTTTACTCCGTCTAACATAGCGTTAGAAATTTCACGAAGTTCACGCCCTGTAGCGTACTCTTTGACTTCTACTTTTTGCTTCGTCTGAGGAAGCGTTGCAGTTTTAGTTGGTCGATCTGACATTATGTTGGTCTCCTATTAGCTTTGTAAGCTTAGTATACCAGATTATGAAGGCTGAACGTATGTTGCAGTTTCGTTTGTCAAATTAGGTGTGATGAACGTTGCGTCAGCAAGATCAAGCAATACTTCCATTTCGATAGTCTGCATGATCAACTCATCGTTAGAATAGTCAGGTTCCCAGTTAGTGACCTTAGCAAGTGGAATATCGAACCAAATTCGAGGCTGTACACCTGATGAAATTTCAGCAACGTCAGTGTTTTCAACTTCGATACGAACAGCAAGACCAGTTTTATTTCGCTTGTAGTCTCTGAATGTAGTTGCGTTGTAGTACATTTCGATTGAAAGATTTCCTTCAAGAACACCGTTCTTCAGAATGATCGTGTTGGATCCAACAGTTTCTTTTCGAATAAGGTTCTTGTTTACTTCAAGAGTAACCGATCGAACATCACCAAGTGCAGTTGCAGCGTCTAGATCACCACCTGTAGCGATAACGTAGAGATTAGCGTGTTTAGGAACAAACTCGACTTCTTCAGTGAATGAAGGTGTGTTTGAAGCTGTAGCAGGTGCTTGAGAAACGAAACCAGTTTCAACTTTGAAATAGTCATCAGATACGATCTGAAATGAGAATGATGTCGGCATTGCACCCGGAAAGCGTTGATCAGCAGTTGCACCTTCGTCAATAGCTAGAGTCGCTGAAGCGTGTTCATTGCTGTTAAGCATAACGAACTCGTGATCATAAGCGTCACCGTTAGCTGTAGTTGTAGCGTCTTGACCACAAAATAGAAGCAAAAGATTTCCGATAGAGTCATCAAATACTTTAGTTGTTAGTGATCCCTCACCAAATACACGAAGAATATCAACACCTGAGTTCTTCGCAATATGATTAAAACCTGATTCATTGATAATGTTTTCTTCACGTTCGAAGAATGAAAGTTCAAGTTTTCCAAGCCAGTTAGTCGGTGCTACTGCTGTTCCGTAAGTTTGTTCAATTCCCATTCCTACAGATACTAATCGTCCAATAATATCAGCCATTATTTATTCTCCTTCGCTAGTTTAGTCGCTATTTTTCCTGCTTCAACAGCATTTTCAGCTTCAGTAACATAAACTTTGCCGTTAATTGAAGTTGTAAATTTGCGTAGTTTAGTAGTCTTTGTCTTTTTGACTTCTTTGGATTGTGATTGGTTATCTGACATTGTGTTCTCCATTGGTTTCATTATACCTATTTATTTAACTTTATTGCAATTTTTATCAAGCACTAGCACGAATTTGCTCTTTCACAACATTAAACGTGACCGTTGCTTCGTATGTAAATATTCCCGGTCCTCTAGCTTCAATACCCGGAAAGACACGAACTTGTGTAGCAGTATTAAGATCGATGTACAATTTATTGTCACCGTCAAGAACTTCAAACTTTCTAAGCACGTTCAAAATACAATCATCTTTAAGATTCATGTCTGCACCTCTACCTTGTATCCAGTCTAGAAGCGTCATGTGAGATTGTACGACACGGCCAGTATTCAACCAGTCCTTCTTCATGAGCGTTGCAACGTTGATTTCGTACTGATTAACAGTTCGATCTCGATGAGTTGACGCTTTGACAGTGTTCGAACTCATAAAAGAAATGAAACCTGCAGGCAACATCTTCTCATTCTGACCGATTATGATCGGATTTCCGTAGTAATATTTCTTAACTAATTCTTTAGGACCGAATTCTTCTAGTTTTTCAATCAAAAGTGCAATGATTGGATCTCTATAGCGTGTATCTATCATCGTAAACCTCTGATTCTTAGTATCTTAATTAAGTATTCCTGATGATATTTTAGTATATCGTTGCGTCTTATACCATCGATCTTCATCATGACACGTCTAGGAAGCTTAGTTTTACGAGCTTTGTTCGACTGATGATACTTGAAGTGCTTTTCTACGTTAGAAAGCGTTAGAGTAGAGTTTCCAGTGATTATACCAGTGAAACCTTTACGCATATCACCTGACTTTTCTAACAGTGGGTGTTTATCGATACGGACGCCACGAGAATATTTCGGTTGTCTAGGCTTCCAACCACCGAAAAGTTTTCCACGTTGAGCAAAATTCTTGTCGAAGGAATCTAATAATGATTCGCTAGATTTCTTCAGAGGTTCACGATAGTCTTGAACACCTTCAGCAATAATTCCGAGTGAAGCAGATAGTTGTTTTTCTCCTTCAATAGTGAAGCCAAGCTCTAAAGGCATGACTAGACTATCTTTCGCATGAACTTATCGACTGGATCTATACCGGCCGTGAACTCCCTTTTGAATATCTTTCCGTCTGATTTCATACTAGCTTTGTTTGTTCTAGCAGTTGCGTTTTCGTTCATGAGATCTGATTTCAAAGATTCAAGCCACTTCTGAGCTTGTTCTATTTTTGCGTAACCGTCTTTAGATGTTTCTTCAGTATCAGCAAAAGCACCATAGTCACGAACGAGCAAAAAGCCTGAAGCGAAATACTTCGTGATCAGACGAGCCCTTTTATAGAATGTTGACCTGTCATCGAGTGGTACTGTGAAATAATCTCCAACAACTCCGTCAACTAATTCTTGAGCTTCTTCGATAACTTCAGTGATGTCATCAGTCTCAATCTGAGAATGTGCGTATGTTGCACGAACTTCAGCGTCAACTGCAGGTGCAGAAGCAAGCGTGATCTTTCCTGTTGTTGCGTCTATAGCAGAAACAGTGACGGCTATATCGTTCACATAGACAATAACATCAGCAATGGTAACAGCGTCATCATTGTTATTGTCTACGATCGGAGTTCCGTCTGAATAGAATATCGTGTTGCTATTATCAGCAACACCAGCAAGCAACTGTTTACGTTCAATCGTCTGAAAACCAGCTTCTTTTCGAACTGTTTGCTGATTGACGTATGACATGAAGTAAACTCCTATTTATTTATTCAGTTGTATCTTCGTCTTCATCATCAGATTCAGCTTCAGACTTAGTTCTGATTGCTTCTCTGAGTGATTCAACGTTCGGAAATACTTCTTTATTATCAGCGTCAGCAATTTCCATTTCTGTAGCTAATTTTTCTAACTCTGGTCGTTTTAGTTTAGCTAGATCGATAGCGTCTTCGTCTTCATCATCAGATTCAGAACCACCTTGACCACCTAATTCAGCAAGCTTTTGCTGATCTTCAGTTCGCTTTTTAGCGTCTGCTTTAGCTTTCTTCTCAGAATCTTCTCGTGACTTGATTTCTTCAGCAGTCAATTCTTTGACTGTGATCCATTCATCACCGTTCAACGCTTCTAGTTGATCTTTAGTTAGTTCTATAATTCGAGGTTCGCCACCCTTTTGGAAGTCGAAACCTGCACGTTTACGGACGTTAGCAGGAAAACCTGCACTTAATCTTACTTTGTAGAGTTTCTTGTTGCTTGACATTCGTTGATCTCCTTTGACTTAATGATTGTCATTGAAGATCGGAGTGCGAGGTCTCCGATCTTCTAGTCAGTCACTACCGTTTAGGAAACAGTAGATCGAACTGCACGTCTCCAGTCACCATAACCTGCGTTAGCAAGAATATAAGGACCGTAATAGTTCTTCTTCCTCATGAATGATTCGAAGTTATTTGCGTCAGGTCGATTCTCAAGTGCTTCAAACGGAATGAATTCAGCTTCTTGATAGATCAACGGCTTAACAACTCCACCAGTGTTCATCAAGAACCAACGGTTGCTTGCGACTCTAGGGTGTACTAGAAGTTTTGCACGACCTCTAATGTTGTTAGTTCCACCAGTTGCTACAGTCTCGTTCTCAAGTAAAGCACGAGCAATTTCAGCACGAGGGCCAGGAGGCACCACTAGCGTCAACTCAACGCTATCGTACATGAATTCACCTTGATCATCTTTGAACGTTAGAACCTTAGCTTCAGCTTGTGCGAAAGTTGTAGCGTCTAATTCTGCTGTTAAGATGTTGCTCTGTACTCCTGAAGCACCTTCTTCGTGATCAGTGTCAAAGAAGTTCTGACCGTCATAACAAACACCGTTAGTTTCCAATAGATCGAAAACTAGCTTGTCTGGAAATAGTGCCGCTCTTTCACCTAATTGACGAACAATAAGATTCTTGTCTCCAAGCTTATTGAACTTCATGTCACGATGAGAGATCTCAATCGTTGCTTCCCATTCCTCGTTACGAATTGTGTAGTCGTAGTCTTTCAATGTCTTCGGCATACGTTCACCGTTCATTTCACGAAGTTGTGGAACTCCACCTAACCAACCGTACACTTCTGAGTCTGAATCAGAATCGACTTTTACAGCGATTTGATCCCAGACTGGTTTAGCCGCTTCATATTGCTCTAGGAATAGAGTTTTGAAACCAGCTACTAATGATTTGTCCATAATATTTAATTCTCCTTATTTCTTCTGGTTAAACTCTGTTAGTAATATCTACACGAACTTCTGTTGCTGAAACGACTTCAACGATTCGTCCGACAAGGACATCGTTTGTGGTTGTTGCGGCAATATCGACTGACTGTGAATCTTCTAGGTAAACTAGAGTTCCAACGTCAGCTTGATCAGCGTCACCCGGTGTATACACGAATGAAAATACACCTTCACGATAGATTTCTAGTCTATCTGCTGAATTGACAATGTTGTTGTGCTTGACAACGATACCTGCAAATTCAGTGTTAGCGTCATCGCCACCTTTTCCAAGTAGTCCAGTTGCTTGAAAAGCTACTGCTTCACCTCTGAAATACTCTGCAACACCTGCGGCTAGATGTTGAATTTTACCTTCCTGACGATTCGGTTCTCTATCAGCTGTTTGATCTGCCATGATTATTTCTCCTCTTTCTTGTTCTCTTTACTAAATAAATGCGGGTGCTTCTTTCTCTGAGCTTCATAGCGTTCTTCTGTGACACCAGTGGCTTTCAGTCCCACTTTGTCAGCTTCGCTAAGATCAGAGTAAGCAACAGAACCATTTTCTTCGGTCTTCTTTGAAGAAGTACCCTTCTCACCAAATTCTACAACTGGTTTAGCAGTTGAGAACATGTCACTAAGCAACTGCAACGGTGACTTTGCGTCCTTGTCTGAAAGATTTACTGATTGTGGTGTTGTCGCAAAAGCGATAAACGATTCTTTCTGAGCAGGAACAACTTTTCCTTCTTTAAGTAGAGTTGCGAACTGAGCTTCAGCGTCAGTCTTAACTTTCTCAGATTTCATTTTACCTTCACGAGATAGTGATCGCTTGAGACGTTCTTCAGCAGATAGATTCTCATCATCAGCGTCAGACTCATCAGCGTCAGCGTCTTCTTTCTCTTTAGCGATTCGAGCCGCTTCAACTTCGTCAGCTTCTTTCTTCTCACGAGCTTCTTTTTCTTCAGCTGTTTCTGCAGGTGCTTCTTCAGCGTCATCAAACTGCTTCTGAACAGCGTCTTTTTGGTCTTCAGGGATCTCGATTTCTTTTCCTGCTTCTACAGAAAGACTGTGAGTACCTTTAGTGTCTGAGTATTCAACCAATACTGCAAACTTACGATCGTTTAATAGTTTTATCATTTCAGGATCTCCTTTAATTCTTGATTCACTTAGCATTATACTTTTTTGTTTTGGCTGTGCAAACATTTTCGCTAATGCTTCCCTTGAGTCATTGACCATTTCTGACAATGCTTGAAAAGGTTTCATTTCTTTGATGTACGGATTGTTGACAAGTGCAACGTGCGTGATCGTGTGACCATGCTCTTTACCTTTATTGTCAACATAATCGTGCGTAAACGAAATAGACACGTCCCAAACAACACCTTCATCAATCTTCTTGACCATATCTTCATCACGAATATCGATATAACCCATGAGTGATTTGCCTTCGAGTTCGATTGCAAGCAACTCACCACGATTTTGTTCAGGATCGGTCGTGTGCATTGCAGGTACAGCAATACGACCTGCGATTTTGTTCTTAAAGTTAGTCGTAAACTCTTTCATGACAGTGTCATCTATCTCGAAACTTAGTTCAGGAAACCACTGATCAGCGTATTTTCCTTTAGTCACGATCTCTTTTTTATAGAGTTGTCCTGTGATATCTTTCTTGATTTTCTCAACGTCTGCTAGATCGACACGCTCTAGGCCGCTAGTTGACTGAAACATTAAACCTATATTTTCGTTTTCCATAATTAAATAATACCACGTTTTGATATTTAGAAACTATTGTGAATCGAAATGCTTGTGCAGAAACTTGTGATGTGCTTTCTCGTCTGACAGCAATGGTTCAGTGATTCCACCCGGTGCGTCTGGTTCTTCTGTAATTTCAGGTATTTCAGTCTGATCTTTCTTGATTGCGATCCATATACAGCGACAATAGAAGTGAATAGGTGGAACAAAACGAGTGTTTCTATAACCATTATCATCAAGTACGGTTCCGTCTAGTGCTTCACAAATAGGACAAACACGATCATCAAGAATCGCTGAATACTGATATACAGCGATTTCACTTGCATGAATTCCGAACACGTCATCACGAGCTTTGTTTATAGCTTGAGACGTGATTGCAGTTGCAGTCAGTCCGATCTTGTCTTCAAAGAACGCTTCAATGTCAGGTATTAAAGCACCAAGAATATCAGCTTCGTCTAGATTCTTTTCAGATAGATTTCCCTTTTGAACTTCTTTTGTGACTGTAGATCTAATCAAGAACAATATATCTTCGTATTGTTTGTTTGTTATCTCATCAGCTTTTAGTTTGATGAAGTCTCTGGCTTCTTTCGGAGTCTTCGGTGCTTTGACTTCCAACTCATCAGAAGCACTCATCTTTCCGAAGTTGTACATTTCAGTCATGTTATCGATGAT